GATCTGCTCAGGCTTGCGGGCACATGCCGTTGCTCGCACCAAGTCGAACCGGCTCGGCCAGGTCTTCATCAGCCCGTCGGCGCTGTAGTTCAGGTTTTCCACCAGGCGCGTCAACTGGCCCGACTCATGCCCGACCTGGGCGATGAACGCGGCGGCGCGCGGCGTGCCGACGATGCTGTAGCGGTTCATGGCGGCGTTCAGGACAGGAACAAAAACGCCGGCTTGGCGTCCGGCGTTCGGGAGGATCTGCAGCAACTGCTGCTCGGTGATTGGCATGTCAGATCGCCTTGTAAAAGTTGATTTTCGTCGTCATGCCCAGCGGCTCGCCGTCAGTCCCGGCGTCATCCGGCTGCACCTTAAAGCCCAGGCGGATCACGAAGGCGCGGGTTTCGCTCCACTGGTGAACCAGGTAGAAGCCATACCAGCGCTTCCCGCCGTTCTCGGTGATCACGAACTGCCAACCCGCCTCGCCAGGATGGTCGCGGACGGTGTAGTCGCCCACATAGGTGATCGTGCTGCCCTTGATCGGCGCCTGCCAGAGCTTGACGAACCGCATGTTGTTGACCGGGTTGCGCACCGCGGCCCACCACCACATCGCCATGAACGAGTCGACCGGCCAACCGAACGGAGTGTTCTCAGCCCACCAACCCCGCCGATCACCCAGTAGCCCGTCGTAGTCATTGCCAAACAGCCAAACCCAGCGCGGTAAATTCACGATTGGCCGGCCATCGCTCTTGCTGACATCTGCAACCCGGAACGGGATTGCAATTGCCACGACAAAAAGCCCGACAAGGTCGGTGACGATATTGCAGGCGAGCAGAAGCGCCCACTGGCAAATCGCCTTGGTGATATTGAGCATTTGGTTTTCTCCAGACGCAAAAAAGCCGCCCTAAGGCGGCTTGTGCATCACAGTTATGGGGTCGTCGGGAAAACGGCTGCCTCGAGTGCATCCAGGCGTGCAGCAACGTTGCCTGGTAGCGTTTCAATGGCGATCTCAACCATGGTGTCAGAGTTCTTCATCTTACCTTCGTGATAGACGATATTGAACGGTGGGTCGGGGTACTGATTCCAATAGAACGTACCTTCAGCACTAACAAACCACGCGCCAAAACGGGTTGGCCCAGGGTTTTGTGGGTACTCATCAACCATTGGTACATTACCGGCTGGAGGAATAAAATCATCGTCATACATTCCACAGTACCAACGGTAAGTTCCGACAACTCCAAAGCATCTAAAAGAACTACTCATTTTTCACCTCGATAGAGCTAGAGTGTTTTGCTTAGAGCAAAGCCATGCTGGCGGCTTTGGCCTGCCAGCTTCCAAGGGAAATTCGCTAGATTTCGGCCAGTCTCTTAGCTCCTGGATAAAAGTAAGTAACTCAGAAAACATATCTCCCGTAATAGTTGTTTTGCCCCCAATATCAATTTCGTCACGATGTCTTTCGCGAACCCATTTAACTGACTCTATTACCGCATCCCTCCATGATCTTTCCAGCGTCTCGATCGGCAAGACGTAGGGGTCCGGTTGATTTACAGAGAATGTCTCCCACTCGAAGATATCGGTTTCTGAATCCACCGCACGCCATCCCTGGCCGTCATTCTTAACGGCATAGCCATTCATAGAACATCCTCCCATCCGTTGCACGAAAGCCCAGCCGGAACACCAGTGGACGCGTAATAAACGTTTGCCGACTCGATCACAAAATCTCCTGTTGCCGCCATGTGCGTTGGGGCTGTAGCCTGAAGGCTTACAGATAATGGTGCCGCGACCGAGTTAGTAGATGAAATTCCCTGATAGCTAGTGTTAGGAGCCGCGATTGCAGATGAGTTCGCTACATAAGCCGAAAGCGTCAAACAAATAACAGTTGCTGTTGGTGGAACGAAGGCTGCCACTGCGACAGGGATGTAAGTCGGAGTGTTTCCAAGCGGGTTTCCTTGCGCGCCATTAATCATAAGTGGAACAGAGGTTACGTTTGTCCCGGCCTGTATCCTGTACCTTGCGCGCCGTCCAGTTTGCATAAAGCCAAGCGGGTACTTGTTGCCAGATGCATCCGTTCTAACCCATGCAACCCGAGCTTTGTGCGTATAGCCAGACGGCATAGTTGGAGAGGAAGCGCTCAGCGACAGGAGGCTGGACACGGTAGTCCCGTTCCATATGACCCAAACGCTATACCAAGTAGGAGCGGTCTGGCTATTTGCAGCGCCAACATCAAGGCCGCCGGCGCCAGCGATAGCAAAAGATGGAGAAACATTTACCGCTCTGAGCGTTTGATACAAAAATAATGAGCTTTCCACCATAAGTTCGTCGGCGGTTACTTTCACCACTGAACTTAAGCCGGTAGTTGATACCGAAAGATTTTTAAAGCTGCCCTGTATACCGATTGTGGCCGTGGTTCCTGGCAACTGATCCAGAAGAACAAAATCAACGCCGTCATATTCGATATCGGCGAGTTGGTTAGCGGTAAATACTGCCGCTACTTTAGCACCGGCCGAGTTGTACTGCTTAAGGCTCTGGGCGCCCTTTCCGGACACGTTAATGGTGTCATTACCGGTACTGTCCTGGCTAAACTTAACATGGAATCGCAGGGGCGCTGAGTACGCAGGGATTGCAGGGGTTGGAGCGAGCGTTAGTACTCCAGCGATGCCCGCAGTCGTAAATGCGGTTCCTGCCTGGATCTGCTTAAGTGCCTGGAGCGCATCGAAGAACTGCGATGCGCCTACGGCATCAACAGCGCCATTGGCCGTAATTCCTGCAGCGCTTAGAAGTGACTGGAAAAAACCCTCCTTGTCGTTTGCCCAGTCCTTTTCCAGGTAGGAACCATCTTTAGCGGTAGGTGTGGTTCGGTTTTTAAATGAGCCTTGCGGGTATCCTGCTGTAGGGTTGTTGAACCGAGCCGGGTACCGTTCGTTTAGCTTGAGTGACATTCTAAGCCCCTATATATCCTGCAAATTCTGCGTCTTCGTCACCGAACTCGGCATCCATATCGCCGAACTCGAACATTCCAAACCCTTCAAGGAATCCGTTAAATCCAACTGCTTGCGGCTTTGGTACAAGCCCTGCATTGAGCAGGGCAAAGCGCTCAAGATCGGTTATCTGCCCGTAGAACTCGATGCTGAACGACATGTCCTCACTGTCCGTCACGCGCAGAACCTGAGCGTTCGGTAGAAGGAAATTCATACCGTCGAGGATGTTCTCAATCGTCGCATCGCCGTTGTTCTTGACGATCTTGGCTTTAATGACCAGGCGGTAAAGGTCATCCGATAGCTGCCCGTCCTGATCGATAGTCAGGGCGCTAAACATCGCGCCATCGTCGCCAAACTCATCGCCGTCAGTGAGATCAAATAGCCCTGGGCTCATTGGAAATGCGCCAACGAAGCTGCGCGGTGCAACGACGATCCGACCGATAACGTTCAGTTGTTCGCCGAATACGTTATCTATGTCATAGCTCTTGCGAACAGCTTCGGCGGCATCCTCTAGGCTACCGCCTAGCCTTTTGGCAATCGCATACCAGGCCACAGCCTTAGGCTTATCGCGGTACTGCGCGTAAATTCGTTCTGGGATATTCATTAGGTGATCACTACGGTGATGTTGCTCTCCGTCCACCGAGACATCTGGTTGTAGGCGATGACTGCGTTCGCCTGGACGCCATTGAGGCTTGACGAAGGCAAGTCAACGTAGCTGTTGCCGTATGCCCCGATTACCTTGTTGACCGGCGTGAAGATCGTACTGAACGGCACAGTCTCGCCAATATCAAACCCGCTGATCTTGAAGCCCACGTCTGCCGGGATCAGATCGCCGGCCGCATACTCCATCATCGCCTCCTTGATAAGTTGGTCGGCGTTGGCTGGCAGCGTTCCATCGTTTACGACATGAATGACCGGGAGCATGTCCACGTAGATTGGCCGGCTGGCGCGGATCACCTTTTTGTTGGTAGGGTATTTCGGCGACGTCACCTCAACCTCGAAAGGCGTACCGGCCTGATATAGGAGAGGACCAGGGTTCTTCTTCAGATAGATCGCCATGGCGATATCTTCATTGGTGCCGCCGTCGACGATCACCGCATACGATTTCCTTGGTAGGCCGTGAGGGTTGTCGACTGATACGGCAGCGCTATCGGTATCGTTCTCGTAGATCTTGACGCGGCGCACGCCGGGAACTGCGTACAGCTCGCCGTAAGTGGAGTCGATCTGGTTGTTGCCGGGGCGCCCCACTGCCGTCGCCCGGGTTACACGCAGTTGCTCGTTGGTTTGGGCGTCTGTTCCAGGCGTTGCTGGATCTGCGTTTGTTACACCAGACAGCCCGGCCACAACGTCAACGATGCGGGTTATGGTGTCGTGATCGGCCTGGGTTGGCCCGACGACGGTGCACGTCGCGTTGACAGTGGCCGCGCCAAGCGAATCCGCCGTTACGGCTTGATCGGTCGTCCAGCGGCTTCCGGTAGTGACGGACTCGAAACGGTTTCCCTTGGGAATAGGGGTTCCTGGTGTCGCGGCAAACGTGAGCTGTACGCTGGAGGCCGAACCATTGGAGCGAATGGTGCCAGTAAGCGAACAGACGATATCCAAGTCTGCGCCCTTGGCCTTGTTTGGGTCTTTAGAGTTGTAGGCCTGCTGCAGCGTCTCATCCAGGGCGTAGAAGATCTCGGCGTCATGCGCCATCTTCAACCCGTCCGGGGTCGAAGCGTCCAAGTTCCACAGCGGGTCAATATCCAGGTAGAACTGCCGCTCCTGGGCAAACCAGTCGTTTTGCGTCTGTAGCACGTAGCCGGTCGAAGTCAGGCTAGCCATTCAGTGTTACCTCTTCTAGGCCGAACTCAGTGAGAATCCCAGCGGTTACGCTGTATTTTCGGTTGTCGATGTTGAAGTCAGCGGAGAAGCTGGTGAGCCGGATCACGCCGGGGGTGTTGGCAATTCGCGCTCTGAGTGCCGCCTCGGCGGTTGAAAGGCTGGTGAACTTGCCGAGGATCTGCTCGTACCACGGCGTGCCGTCGGTGATGTCCCTGAAGTACTCGCCCAGGAACAGGCGCAGCCGGGTCAGCACCGTCTGCGCAACCTCGGACTGGCCGGTGATGAACTGTTGGCCGCGCGTCACGATGTCGCCGTTGTCGTCCAGTCTGCGAACGGTCATATAACTGGAACTCCGCTTGTCCCGGAGCCCGGGGTTACACCGCTATGGCGGTGCGTATTGAGGTTGATGCCGGCGGCGGTGATGACGTTGCCGTCCGGCGTGATCTTCAGCCCGTTAATCAGGAACGACCCATCGGCCAGTAGCTGAAAGCTGCCCGCGCCGTTCTGCATCAGGGTTGTGCCGTCGGCCAGTACGTTGAACCTGGCCACTCCGTTATCCATGGAGATGCTGTTGTCGTTCTTCAGCCAGACGAACTGGCTACCGGCCTTGTTGCGCATGCGCACGCCGTTGTTCTGGAAGTCCGTCAGCGCATTTGGTTGAGACCGGAACCCAGGCAGGAACATGGCGTCCTGCATGCTGTGGAAGCGGCCTCTTGGGTTGGTGGCCACTCCGCCACTCTGAACCCAGCCGTCAATGCAGCGCTGGGAGAACAGGATGTCTCCTTCGCACCCAGGGTCGATCTGATACTCAACGCAGTAGTCGCCACCTGGGAAATAGACGGGAACCTCGACAATAGGCTTTAGTGCGAAGGTGGCATCGTTGACATCAACCCTGAGGATTCCAATCTGCACCTGAGCGCGCTGGGTCAAAGGATCGAACGTCAGCACGTGCCCGGGGATTGAGGTGCATACATCCTTCATCAGTTCGCCGAACGCATTCCGAATCAGCTTCTCATTACGCGCCCGCCCTTCTGTCTCGATCATTGTGTTACCTCGCTATTTTCAGCGCTCCAGAAACAACGAAGCCCGCACTAGGCGGGCTTTTCGTTGGGGCGGATCGGTTACGCGGCGTCGAGGCCGAGGACCATCTGCAAGCGGTCACGCATCTCGTCTACGCGATGCTCCAGTGCGGGCTTCTTGCACTTCCAGTTCGCAAGGCCCTTTCCGTGCAGGCTGGCCAATTGACGGCCGTCCTCAAGCTGCTTGCAGGCCTGATCGAAAGCCTGCTTCTCGCTCAACTCGCCGCGCAGCAGAGCATCAATATGCAGGTCGCACCAGACGGCAAACTTCAGATCGAGCCATCGAGCAAAGGCCACTGCCAGCTTCGGGTGAAACCATGTGCCGCCACCGCGATCCGAGCGCGCCTTGCTCGTTTCTACAAGTGATCCAGCGTCACATGTAAGCGCCTCGGCAAGCGCATTGAGGTATTCCTTTGTCTCGCCCTGCTTCAGCCAGTCAACCGGCCGTTTGCCAAATCGCTTGGCCACATCCGTAGCGTTAATCCAGCCCTCGCTATTGAAGCGAACCGACTGGCCCTTGTAGTGAAACGGAATCACATTGTTCATTGTTCATTCCCTACGATGTCCTGAATTGGGTGGTAGCGACAACGGCTCAGGGATACCGCTTTCGGATGCCTCCTAGTCGCCACTGGTAAAACGCGGGCAATAAAAAACCCGCCGAGGCGGGTTTGATGTTTGTTCGTTTGCTTTCTAAAGCTTGCCCTTCATAACCATCTGATCGCATACGCTACCGCGATATTTGGCCATCGTATCAAGAGGATAGCGATCACTGAGGTTTTTGAGGGCAAAGTTATAAGCATTGGTTATTCTTTGCATGCTCGCGGGGCTGTCGTCGTGCAGGCTTAGCAAAGCCTTGTATCTACTAGTTCGCTCCTGTGTAGAGATAGATGGCCATCCACCGCTGTCCAGGCTTCCGGTGTAGCAGGCTAGAAGCACTGAAGTAAGTATGTCCTCTCTGGCTGCGACAAAACCACCAAACTCGACTTTGTTTACTTTCTCTCCTAATCCTTTTTTCTTTCTTTCGGCTTCCTGCCGTTTTTCTTCTTTGATTTCCGCAATATTACGAGCAGTCTCAGCGGCAGATGCGTCACTAATATACTTATCTATTTCAGCCTTAATTACGTCATATTTTATATCGCATCTAGCCCTGGATGGACCTCCAGCATAATTTAGATAAACCACATCATCCTTATCGCTATATCTAATGCTTGCCTGAAGAATTTTATTAGGGACTAGCGGCCCCGTTGCAACACAGTTATCTAGGTATTGCCACCCGCTGGAATAAAATCCGCTTAGATACCTGCCATCCCATCGCTGATAACCGGCATAAGGCTTGTAGACGACATAGCCTTCCGGATTATCGTATGGCTTTGCTTTCGGATAAACCCTTGGCTCTAGGACGCATCCAGAGATAAGAACCGAAATAAATATAGCTATGATTTTGTTCATTTTACCGTCCAGGATGGCCGCAATCCGTAAAGGCCACAAAATGTAGCAGATGGTCAGCGCGAACACAGCATCCTTGATGCTTCCCACGCAGCCGACCTACCTAGATCGCTTGCCGCCAGCACTGTAAGACTCGTTCACTACAGACACCGCGTCGCCCCTCGTGATGAAGCCTTTGTTTCCCTTGTCCAGGTGGCTGTTTGCTTTGTACTCGCGCCGATATGGGCCGGAGTCTCTCTCCCACATCACGTAGGTGTCTGGGAATCCAATTGCCGCAGGCCACAAGACTGCCAAATAAGCATCTCCCAGGTTGCGGATAGGCTTCGATGCTGCCTTTTCGTAATATTTCTTTACGTAGTCAAGTTGCTGCACGGCGGTCATGCGTGAAAGCTGCTTCGTGGTTGTCCCAAGCTTTTTAGCGGTGTCTTCAAGAAACTGAATCAGGCCGGTGGCGCTGCTCTTGGGGTTCTGAGCTTCAGGGCTGAATTTGTGCTTCCCGGTCTCATAAGCCATAACCGCCATTAGCCAGTTAGGGTCAACAGCCAGCCCCTTCGCGATAGCGATCACCTTAGCCTTGAACGGCTCGTAAGGCTCATTGTTCTCTTTAAAGGACGCCCCCCAGATCAGCTTGCCATTCTCTGGCGTGGACACCGACCTTGTGTCTGGCTTCGTTCCCCAGCGGATACCGTCGATGTCAACCTTCCATGTGTCACTGTGCGAGTCGCCCTCGTATCTCAGGGCAAACACGTTGTACTCGCCTACAGGCTTCGCCTCAGGCTGAACCTCGGACACGTACAGATTACCCGTGTTGTATGTGGCGAACTCACTTGTCAGGTCGATGACGCCGTTGATCATGATCGAAGGGTTTAGCTGCGCAGAGACGGATATCCCAAGACCGCTCGGCCCTAGACCTATCTCTGGGATCCCGATCATTCCGGTGAATTGGTTGATCTTGATAGCGGTTGAATTCCGCTTCATCTCAGGCTTAGTGACGTACATGCGCCCCATGTGTTGGAGCCATTTGAAGTCATAATCGTAAGCCAGGTTATCCATTGCCTTTGGGATGTCGCCATCAATCGTGCACCCACGAATCATAGGCTGGTCATCGGCGAACTGCTTGTCATCCATATCTACTGGAATGGGCCACTGCCTGGCCAGATCCCGGATAACTTCTTCGACTCTGGCGCCAGGGCCTAGGCAAGTTTGCGCCGATCCTCGATCCACCACGGCGAACCCTGATTTGCAGATTAGCCTAGTGATGATTTCCGGCGATCCCGGCTCGCGCTCACGCAATACGTTGGTCACAGTGCCAGTGAAGATCGCGTCGATATTGTCAGTGTAGCCAGCCCTCAGGATGATTCTGGCGCCGTTCGCAATCCCCGACACCTTGTTCAGGTTGTAAAGGCGAATGTCGGCATACGACACAGAGCTGCCAGGTGACACGTCAATATTGAACTGGATTCGAAACTGCGTTGAGCCGGACTGCAAGCTGATATAAGGCTCGCCGTTGATATCGACAGACCAAGCTCTTGATCTCATATTTCCACCACTGGAGGTATCCAGACAAGGGAGTTATCGACGCCAAGGTTGTCCAGGGTCACGTCTTTGCCAGTGAACACCATCTGCCCAATGCCAGTGCGGTAGCTTTGAATGATGTCGCTGCCGGGCTCCAGCATCACGCCAGCCGCGAGCCTGATTCCGCCGCGCACAATATTCATGGACCACGCTGGCGCATCCAGGTACGAAATGAAGTCGATTTCAAAGGAGATAAGGTTGTCGCCGAGCTGAACACTGAATCGCTGGTGGGCGTTATCTACGCCAGCCGCTAAAGGGATTGTGAGCATCAGGCTATTCCATCAAGAATTCCGTTAACGGCATTTGTCACGCTTGCTGTTGCCTCCTTGGCGATTAGCTGCCCCTTGTTTACGACTCTTGTAAGGGCGCTCTGCGAAGGGTCTCCAGCTCTTAGCTGGTGAGGCCAGCGGTCATTGCCAGCAGCGAGCCGATCCAGCTGAATAACCTCCTGCAATTCCGCAACGAACTCCAGGCCACCCTCGTTGCGCGGCTCCTTGGTTCGCGATAGGCGAGTGATCGCCATATTTCTGAGAATGACCTCACCAATATCAACATCGAACGGCTCTTTCTTGCTCATCAGCTCGACAAGGAGCCCCAGCGTGGAGCTCGCCCTCGTCTCGTCGCTGCCGGCGAGAAATCCAGCCGAAAGCCCAGCAACCCCGGCTATAAATGGGTTGTCGGTGAGATTGGAGAGCGCTCCGCCGAGGAAGTCCGTCAGTTGCGTCTTGACCGGGTTGTTACTGATCGCGCCTGTCATCGTCCACTTGAATGGATTGAAGATTCTGTGGTCGGCGACTCTTACGCCGCTCTCAATCGGGAACGTCGTAATAGTAACGCTGGACTCAAATGTATCTTCCAGCACGGCGTCGAACGAGTAGCTAGCGAGAGTCGGCGCTTGGCGCGTGAATATGTTGACGATGCTCATGGCTAGCGCCTCGTAGTTGACCTTAGATCATCAGACGCCTCGTAGTTCTGGCGTTCGTTGACTCGGATGATTCTGTGGTTCAGCTTCTCACCGTCAATCTCAATGGTCAGGTTGTTATGGACGTTGAATTTCGCGTCCTGTATGCGCCTGACCAGATCATCGGCGCTCTGCGACGGAACGTCCTTGTAGCGTTCATCAATACTTGATTGCGGAGGCATGCTGTCGGCTGCGGTTCTGTCGCCTGTTGTGGGGAACTTTGGCTGATCGACAAAGCTGGGGAAGCGACCGGACATGAGGTCCAGCGGCCCAGGAATCCGATCCAGGCCAGTGACCCCCTTGAGCAGGTCATCGAAGCCTTGAGACACGCCCCTGTAGCCAGGGACATACTTGTCCAGTCCTTGGTTGACCAGGTTTGAGCCGATAGCGCTACCAGTCCCCACCAGACCGGCAACGCCAGCCTTCGTGGCCATGCCTCCAATCGACGTTAGGCCAAACTTTGAAATTACGGGTCCGAACAGGGATGACACACTTGAGCCAAGAAGCGCAGCGGTGGCGCCTGGGTTGTCCGCTGCATAATCAATGCCCTTACTGATCTCGCCCCGGTGCTCATCGAGGAACTTATTTGCCCATTCGCTCGCACCGATCAGGCTTGGTAGGAACTTCTCAGTCAGCTCATTCGCCAAGCCTTCAAATTTCTGGCTTAGAACCGTATTGCTATCAGCGAACCTGCGGGCACTATCGGTCATCTGGTCGATAGAGCCGGTATTTCTGGCGGCCTGCGCCATCCTAGCCTCACCGTTTCCTTCTTTTAGAAGCCTTGACACGAAGTCAGAATAGCTAAGCGTGGATTGAACTTGCGCTCGCTGCCCCTCATTGAGCCCCCTCTCCTTGAACTGCTTCTCCAGCTCCCTATAAAAATCCATGGCATCACCGCCATTGAGCCTGGTGTCAGCCAGCCTCCCTGTATCGAGACCGGCTCGCGCAAGAGCATCAATCGAATCATCCTTGCCGTTCAGGTTGAAGTTGTTCTGGAACTCTTCAGCTCTTTTGAGGAAGTCGTACCCTTCTTGTGCCTGCCCGCCCATCTGCGCTATGGCGTTACCGAAGTTGTACTGAGCGGAGAATGCTGTACGCATGTTTTGGGCGGCAGCAGCCAGACGATCAATCTTGTTGGCCGTGCTGACAATTACCCCGGCACCAGCCCCAAAAGCTCCAACCAGCGCCGCCGAGATTCCAAGCGCACTCGACTTAACGCCTTGCAGGCTGGACTGGATCTTTTTGTCGCCCGCCTCCAGAGCCTTGGTATCCCAGCCGATGCCGATCAGGAATGACTTCAGTACTTTGCTAGCCATTCTTCGCAGCCTCGTATTGATCCCACAGTTCGTCCATCGCCTGATTGAAGCGCTCCACGCTCGCTATAGAGTGGGTGCCGTCTTCAAGCTGGGCCCAGGTGCAAAGCGGAGGGCAAACCCCGACAATCCCCACACAGGGCCGCATCAGGAACCAATTTACTGCGCTGCGCTTGCCGCCCCTTCCTGCCGAGCGCCTTTTGCGCCGCTTGGCAGCCAGTCGAAAAAATCGGAGAGGTTCCAGCGCAGCAGTTCGGCCAGGAGTTGGTTGTACTGCACCATCTTTCCGCCGAAGTCGGCGACGGTGACCGGGCGCTCAGTGCCATTGATCAGCGCGCGAGCCATGATCATCTGCGCGACCTGGGCCTTCACATCCTGGCGCATCGACATGAACATGGCGCAAAGCACCTGATCGTCCACTTCCAGGCCGGCGCCCGCCGCCGTGGCGAATCGCTCAAGCACGGCGGCAGACAGCAGGGACATCAGACGGTCCTGATCGACAGCGCTGGCCATGGCGGCGTTGTACTGCACGCCGCCCACGGTGAATGATTTAACGCTCATCTATCAGCCCCTTGTCGCTTCCCAGATATTGAAGTGCATCGTGAACTGGTCGTCCGTGATGGTGGAGCCGGCCCGGCCGCGCTGGCCGTCGTTCGCGATAATGCCTTCAGAACCAAGCGCGGTTTCCAGCGTGCCGATCTGGGTGAAGGTCAGTGTGATGTTGGCTTTCGAGTTAAACAGGCCCTGCACGTAGGCTGAGTCGGACGATCCAGGGTTGAGATAAATGTTTACCTCGCGCCCAGGGTTTTGTCTGTCCATTCGGCATGCATTGCCGCCCTGCCCCCGGCGCAGTTGGCTTTGAGGATCAATCGGCGCGTCCGTGTACGGGGTAGCGGTTTCGCCCCAGTCCTGGATCTGACGGCCATTGATGGTGACGACGGTCAGGTCGTTCGAGAAATTACTCAGGCTCATGGGTCACCTATCAATAAACGTCGAGGTCAACGTCAACAATGTGGATGGCGCCGGCGCGGAACAGGCGAATGCGGAGTGGTGCGGACTTGCGGGCGCTGCGATCAGCATCCGACAGGTCGAGGATGTCCTCGGGCTTGGTCAGGATCTCGAAACCGATGGTGTATTTCTCGAGGCCGTCGTCCGGGTCGATGTAGTTCCGCGGACCCAGGTAGCCGTTGTTGATGAACTGCTGCATGGTCGCCCGTGCGGCGCCGATCAGCACGGCCTGGCCAACCGGGGTCTGGGCCAGCTTGGTGGTCTGGTTCGCCACTGCGTTGTAGAGCGAAGTCGTCAGGTAGTTGACGCACGCGTCGAGATTGACCACGTCGTCAATGAACTCGCCGTAGGTGCTGTGCGTTAGGGTGTTGAGCCAGCGACCGGAGTCGGTAGAGCCCTGGTTGTCCACTACGGTGTAGAAGACGGCCTTCTTCTTGTCACTCTGCATGGCGGTGTAAGCGGTGCCGGTCAGGTTTTCCGCAGTTACGCTTGGCGACTTCTTGAATTCACCGGTAATCGTCGAGCGATCGGCACTGTAGTTCACAGCGGCGTAATGCTTGGCCAGGGCCGAACCAGAGTAGGCGTCGGTGGCGTGCGCGGCAGTGAATACGTGACGGAATCCGGCAGAAGTCAACTGAGTGGCGATATCGTCAACATCAGCAGGGTCGCGAATCTCGCCCACCGATGCGCCAGTCTGGTTGTCGATGAACATGCTGGTGTTGTCTTCGCACCATTGGGCGATTGCCAGTACGTCCGCCTTGACTGCCAGAACTGGAGCCGTCCACATGGTCCAGTACCACCAGGTGATATTCCGAGCCTTGTTGAGCGTGGCGGCACGGGTGGCGTCGGCAGTGGCTGCGCCCCAGACTTGGATCTGGCGAGTAGCCGGAGTACCGCCAAGCCAGCGCTGAGCCGCCTTGTACGTCTCGGTGGTGTCGGCGAAGTCTTCAGAAAGCGCGGGCAAGCTGAAATAAGTTCGGTATGTATCAGGCGCAAAGCCTACCGGCAGCTCAAGCTGCGGAGCGAACAGCATGGCGCTGGCAAAGTTTGCATTACCAAGGCCGGCCGGGCTGATCCGGGCGTTGATGCGGATGATTTCTGAGGCGGGGTAACTCATCTCGAGCGCTCCAATGATTTATGCGGGGTCAATTTCGACGGTGAAGGTCTCAATGACCCGCGCCTTTTCGTTCTGGAGCGCCACTTCGACGCTCAGGATGTTGTTGATAGCCGGGAGGCTGCTGGTCTCGTACATCAGGCGGATGGTGATCTGCGCCCGCTGCTCGAAGTTGGCCGACTGCAGGCTGGTGAGGTTATTCACGGCATCCGTGCTGTTCCAGCCGATCTTGGCCTTGAACAGCATCATGCTCACGTCCGGCCGCTTGTTGGCCTGCTTCAGGCGCTCGGCGTACATCAGCGCCTCGCCTCGGTAGAAGTTGATGCTTGCCGAGCACATGATCTGCGCTCGCACATCGACCTCCACCTGATCGCCTGGGATGTCACGCGACACGATGTTGGCCTGGCCGCGCTCACTGATGGACTGCCTGGGCGTGATCGTTGCGTATGCGCCCTTGGGGGCCGGCATGCTGCCTGGGCCGACCTGATCCGCAAGGATGCACTCAGGCACACCGGTCGCCAGCATCACAATCGGGCGCAGCTTCTTGAACAGTTCTTCGTTGGTCATGCTGGGCCGCCTGACTGATCGTCGATCCGCATAACGATGACCTTGCAGTAGTTCCGCCAGTACCTGTTGTCACACTTGGTGGCCTTCCACTGCTGTCCGAGAAACTCCCAGGTGCCGGTCTGGTCGATCAACTGCATCTCGCCCTGGTTGATATAGATGCGGCGCACGTCGGTGATCCGCTCGCCACCCTGGCGGATGAAGTCGACCTCCCTATCACTGGCCTGCTGGATGTTGACGACGTAGGGATTGGTCTCGGTCGCGCCGGGAACCCAGATGCCTTCCACAAACTGGCCATCCACGGAAACAGTTCGGCTCGCAGCGACACTGACGAACACGTCGTCGATGTGGCCTTCCATTGAAAGGCTCATTCCAAGCCCTCCGTCACGGGACCGATAGAAACTTTGTGGGTGACCGACTGGCGCAGGGCGCCCTTGTCGATCAGCGGATTCGAACTACCTTTCTTGCGGATGGTGGAGGCGGCGTTGGGCGGCGTCTTCAGATCGGTCATGTAGACCTTCACCGCGCCAGCCGCCACAACACCGACAGTCTCAAGGATCTGGTCCATCGACTGCCCGGCATCCATGCCGTCTTGGATGGTCAGCAGCACTTCAGGCGTGGCGCTTGCAACACCAGGCTCAAGCCACTCCCGCGCCGGGATATCGATGTTGTGCGGCTGGGTTACGCCCAATTCCATATAGCCCGCACCCTTCTTCAGGAAGCGGACCTCATCACGGTCGGCGGCCGCCTTGCTGGCGTATCCGTAGGACGTGCCGCCCGGGTGCTTGATTGTTGCGCCAAAGTTGAGCATGGCCCCAAGGCCGGCCATGGTCAGGTCGCCCGACTCAACGTCGCCCGCCTCTTCGTGGATACCGACCGTTACCACCTTGTCGGACCGAAGCGCGGCAAGCTCTTTCGACAGCTCGTCCTGCAGCTCCTGGAAGCCGATCAGCTCGAGATTGATCATTGCCGGGTAATCTCCAATACGCGCTGCTGGCAGGATTCAAGGCCCGACGCCAAGGCGAATGAGAAGGCCGCGACAATGACCAGCAACAGCAACAGATCTGCCGCCTTGCGCAACTTGCTGCGCGGCTTTTCGCCGTGAGGTGCGTTGACACCCATCTAAACCACCTTGGCGCCCATCCCGGCGCGCTTTTTCAGCCGGTAGAACTGCTGGCCGAAGTTGGTGTAGGTCAGCCAGTCGGTGCCCGCGTCCATCATCTGCGGCACGCGGTAGGCGATCGATTCGTCACCGACCGACTTCTGGGCCACGTTCAGGCGCGCATCGGAGCCGGGGGCCGCCGTGGAGCCAAGGGTGGAAAAGTTGGTCGCCAGCCAGTGCGCGGCGAAGTACTGCATGCCGCGCCACTTGAAGTTGTCGCAGGTCAGTTCCAGCGCACCCCAGCGGCTTGATCCCGTCTCGGTACCGGCTTCGCACAATGCCTCGACGATGAACTCGTCCGGCCACTTCACCGCGTCGGTGAATGCCTTCATCAGGGGATTGCTGCGGAAAGCCGCAATCATCTCGGGGGTGATTATCATGGGCTCTCCAGCTATGAATGAGTGGGCGCCAGGCGCCCGGGTGTTACTTCTTGCCTGTGGCCGGCGCGTCTTCTTCCTCGTCGGCAGGCAGTTCATCAGCACCAACGCGGCGCAGGTCGCCGTTCTTCAGCAGAGCTTTGACGAAATCGATTTTGGCGACCTCATCAGGAACTTCGACCGCCGGGTTTTCGCCAGGCAGGATCGGGTAGCTGGTTTCTTTGTCGCCAACCAGGTGGTTGATGGTGATCAGTCGTGCTGCTTCGTTCTTCAGGAACATGTCGAATCCTCGCCCGGAATCATTGGCCGCCGCCCCGGGCATAGCGGAAGCGGCCACGGTTCGGCTGGTTAGAACTGGTCGCGGTACGCGCCAGAGAACGGATAGCGGAATTCAACGCCGCTGATCTTGTACTCGCAGGGCACGTTGACCTTCAGATTCCACATCTGGGGAGCCAGGGAGCGCCATGGGATCGGAACCTGCATGCCCAGGTTCTCGTCGTTCAGCTCGTAAGCGACGATGCGATCCTTGCTGCCGTTGGATACGCCGGCGGCGGCCAGTTGGGCAGCGGACAGTTGCAGGCGGCTGAAGATGTTGATCGGGCGACCGGTCAGCGCGGTGTACTGGTTGTTGGTACGGAAGTATTCCAGCATCGTCTTGTCGGTGATGGTGCCCATCCGCTTGTTCGAGATGAACGCGAAGCGGGCAGCATCCAGGATGATCGTGTCAGGGACGTGGACGGTCGCCGAGTTGATGTAGACATCAACCAGAATCTTGTTCAGGTCGGCGACGATCTGGTCACCGGTGGTCGCGGCGTTGTACCAATCCAGGGTGGAGTTGGACAGCGCCAGGTTCGGGTTGTTGAACAGTCCGGTCATGCCGCGAGCCGCATCACCAAAGTATGCAACGCGCTGGGTGTGCTCCTGGGCGCCGCGGAAGGCCAGCTTGGCTTTGGAGCTGTCCAGCGGGATGCGCAGTTGTTGCGATTTGCGCAGCTCATCCAGGCTGTAGCTGTACTTGTTGCCCGCGTAACCGATCGGCACGGACGACTTGTTGGCCGACAGGGTTACATCCGGCAGGTCGTCAGCGCTGGCGCCGATGAACTTGCCCAGGGTCACGCCGTCGTAGCTGATGTAGTCCCAGCTATCGACCCACTCAGGGAGAGAGGTGTCGACCGGGATCAGCTCGTCGTAGTTGATGGCTGCGTACTTGGCCTCGTAGATACGAGCTTCCAGGTTTGCCAACTGGCTGATGTAGAACGCCAGGCCATCGTCGAGGGTCGGCAGACCGTCGTTGAAGGCGACTTGATGCGAATCGCGACCGATCTGGTACGCAATCGCTGCGTCGATGGCTACGACGATTTTTTTAAGCTGGGTCATGTCGATTAGCCCCCGATCTTCAGAGAAATTTTAGCCAGCGCGCCGGCGCCGGCTGAGCTGACCCATTTGGCGTTCGGGATCAGAACGGCCAGGGTTGCAGCAGCGCCGACCACGTTCGAGAACTGGCCCTGGTTAGTGCCGGTGCCGTCGCCGATGACCAGATACACCGGGTCATCCTTGGCGACTGCGACACGGGCGGTCACCCAGATAGGCGCTACGGTCTCAACCGACATATCGCGCTTGGCGACTGCGCCGACCACGTCGGTAGCGGTGTAGGCGCGGTTCAGTTCGCGCTTCACGACGCCGATGAATTGGGCCGCAGTGGAACCTGCCACAGGCAGCTTGGCGCCGTCGTCACCATCGGTAACGACACCCAGGCCGAACGCGATGTTCACGGTGCCTTTGTTGACTTTGGAGACGGCGTTGGACAGTTCGCCATCGGCGACCATACCTGCGTAAGCGACGCCGTGATTGAGTGCGTTACCACCTTGAACAGCCATGGTCAGGCTCCTTTCTGGGGTTGTTTGTGGGCGCCCGACAGCTTCTGCTTGTGCTGCTGGTATGGGGTCGGCGCGGCATCAGCGGTCGCCGTGGTGGCTGCGCCGTCCTTGGCCAACTGCATGAACTGGGCGAAGAGCGCGGCAGTGTCGCCAGTAGCGGGCTTGGGCTTCTTCTTGCCTTCTTCGTCCATGTCGTCTTCGTCAGGCTCTTTCTCGGCCTCGGCGTCAAAGGCGCACTCGACATAGCCGGCAGACTTGTCGCCCCACGCCATTTTCGGACGCTTGACGGCCAGCGCGGCACGCTTGATCTCGATCACGTCGAGGCTGTCACAGGTGAAGCTGTCGCCGGCGATCTTGCGGGCCTGGGCCTGGGTGCTGCCGATCAGGACGACGCGAGCGTTGATTGCCTCGTCGCCAGAAGCCTTGCGGGCCTCGGCCAGATCTTCGGCTGCCTTGTCAGCGGTTGCCTGGGCCTTATCAGCCTTGGATTCCGCATCAGTGGCGCGCTTCAGCAATCGGTCGAACGAGTCGGCGACCACTTGGGCGTTCGCAGGATCAGCAACATCAACGCTGCGCCCGCTATCGGTGGTGATAAATACAGGCATTGTGTTGCCTCCTGGGTTGTGGTCAAAAACGCGAGCATTCGCGCCCGCCCTTGCTCTATCTACGATGGCAACGTGGTTGATTCGGATTTCACGTTGGATGTAGTCGTATGGCTGTCCATCCGCCGTGAATCCAGGCGCGTAGACATAGATGGCTGTGTATCCGGCAGAGACTTCGCATTTACCGGCATTGATGTCGTTGATCGTCTTCTGGTCTTTGACGATCAGGTCTGCCGCAACAAAGTCGCCGTCTTCGCGCCCAGGCCCTCGAACCACACCAACAGCGATACCCCTGTAGGTCGCCGCCGTGACGAGCTCCTTCGGGTGATCGTTGGTGATGTCGCTGGTGTCGTAGGTACTCAGCGAGTCAGGCGCGAAAACCTCTTCAGGCGGCCGGTACACGCGGACGATTCGGTTCGGATCTCCGTCGAGCCCAAGCTCGCGCGCCAGGTACTCCTGAATCCCGGTGCGAGCCACTCTGGCCGGAACCTTGAGGAAGCCCTCGTCTGTGTACTCTCGCTGGGTAATGCGATACCCGGCCCGGTCGAAAACCGTGCATTTCATGTTGCGGCCTCGCGGGATGGATGAATTAGCGAAGAACGCCCGGCGCTGTGCGGCCTGCGTCTTGGTTGGCCTTGACCTCGCGCGCGCTCACTGGGAGCGCGATGCATCGGCAGTTACTAACGGCTATACTATGCGCAACGTATAGCCCCTCCCCCATTTCCAGGTTGTAGACATGACCATTAAATTCACTGATGAATTTGTTAGCCACGCGCACCAACTGGCACTCCAGGGAAATAGCCTGAAGAGAGTCGGGGAGATGCTTGGGTGCAACCCCGACAACCTCAGCAAAGCGATCCGCGCCAGGGGTCTCACGATCCCCGCCACCAAAAGCGTGGCGCACAATCGCCAGGACATACCGCTTGAACAGATCAAGTCTATGATTGATGCCGGATTCAGCGTTAAAGCAGTCGCTGAAAAACTCCAGACATCCAGAAACGTCATCGTCCGCGTCCTCAATGAGGCTGGAATACAGCAGCCCAATCGACGAGAGGGCATGCTGCTGCGCATGAGCAAAACCAGTGCTCACGACAGAAAGGAGCTTGCACGCGCCGCTCACGATGCTGTCAGGGGCAAGAGTAAGCCCCTTGAGCACCGGGAAAAGATCGCCATAACCAGAGCTGCCAGCCGATACGAGCATCTCGTCGGCGCTGGCGAAAAAGAGTTCGAAGAAGCTCTTCGACTTCGCGGCGTCGAATTCGTCTGGCAGTACCCAGTCGAGGGCTACAACATTGATTTCCTCGTCGGCAATAGCGTCGCCGTGGAAATCACCACCGAGAGCACGGACAGGTTCACCAACAATCCCGATCAGCTGAAACGCTTCAAAAAGTTTGCTGAATTCAACATTCGAACTCTGTGCCTCTCCGTTCGGGGTGCGGATGGCCTGATCGGGAACATGGACGATGTAATCGCCCACATTGATCATTTGAGCCGCGACATATCCCCTATCAGTCAGCACAGGGTGGTTCGGTGTACATACGATCTCTTCGCCAGAGTCAGAAACGAGTCTGGTCAATTCGCCTCGATAAGCGTGCCTAAACGCTTTTCTTGCACCGTAAAAGACGTTTACTGGTGAGTCGCCGGGGAAGCACTGGTAATCGGAGCCAGGCTTGATCGGAACGCCCTTGTCGCTCAGCGGCAGGTCGTCCCAGCGGTAGATCCCTTTCCCGTAGGCGGTGACCTTGTTGGCGATCTCGTGGTGGCGGTGCCGGACGCGCTGGTCGTCGGAGTCAATCCACTGGAAGTACTCGAAGCCGGCGCCCTTCTGCTGCTTCTCGGCCAGCTCGCCCTGGATCTTCGAAGTCTGGTCGCGGGCGATCATCTTGGCCCGGCGCTGCGTCACGCCGAACTGTTCCTGCAGCACCTTCTCGATGAAGCCAGGCCGCATGCCGGAGCGCATGTTTGCCATCACCAGCGTTTGCACCTCTTCGAGATACTTGGCAGGGATCGACTTGATGAGCTGGGCGTTCTGCTGTGCGGAGGCCTTCAGGTAGTCCTGAAGCGCGCTGTTGCCGCCGAACACGTCAATGCCGGCCGACTTCTTCAGGTCGCGCTCTGACTTCTTGAGCGACGACTGAACGAACTCTCCGGCTATCCTGCTGGCGCCAGCGCTGACCCTTTCGTTTTGCCACTTGCTGAACAGGAACGACATGGCGTTGCTGATAAGGTCCGACCAGGCGTCAGTCGTGGCCACCGCGTCCTGCGTGTACTCCGGCGCAAGCTGGCGAACCAGCGGCATCACCTCCTTGGCGATGTCCGCTTTGATCTGCTTGACCAGCCGCTGCAGCTTGGCGTTGTACTGGATGCCGATCATGTTCATGAGCTACCTCTTGCCCCACGCTTCGATCCTGCGGACCAGCAGCGCATCATTTTCGGGGCAGTTTTTGACCCTACCCCAGCCAATCCCATCCATGATCGACAAAACCTCAGAGGCACACAGGCCGCCACGCTCGGCAAGTCGCTCCAGGGTCTGTCCGTGGTTCTTCATCGCCTGGCGCCTGAATGGCTCAAGCATCGCCATCGGTATTGACTTGATGCTAGGATGACTCATCACTGGCATTTGCTCGGGCATCACTCATCACCTTCACTACCAGGCGGATCGTTGAACATCTCCAGGTCCTCATCAGCCTCCAGCGCTTCGATCTTGTCGTCGTCGAACTGGTAGAGCTCCTGGGCCTGCAACTTTCGTTGGATCTGGCTGGTGGTGATCACGCCAGCATCCTTGTAGGCGATGTCCGTCTCAGCGTTGGCCTTGTTGGCCTGGGCGATCTGCACCAGGTCTGGCTGCTTGAACGGGTTCCAGACGTAGTTGAAGTCTTCGATCCACTGACCGGTGGCCGAGCGCACCATCACCTCATCCAGCTGGCGAAGGCCTGGATCAATCTGGGTCAGGCGCTTCGATGACAGATGGTTGTGGTAGTTGGTGTCATCGCCCTCACCGGTGTTTCCAAGGCCCTTGGCCGACTCGCCAAACAGGCGCGTCACCGGGATACCAGCAGCGCCGGCGATCCATGTCATGAGCAGGTCGAGCACCGGCGCCACCCCGGACAGATCCAGGGTCTTGCGGTCGTAGGTCTCTTCGTCATCCAGCAGCGCCAGGTTGATCGAGGACTTCATCATGCTGAACAGGGCATAACGCGCCGTGATAGCGTCGTCCTGATCGCTGGCCAGCTCATCCGAGAGGCCGACACGCTTGATGATGTCGACGTTCGCTTCCTGCATCAGCTCGGCGATGCCGTCCTTGCTGGCTACGATGTCCATCACGTCGTCGAGGCACTTGCGCAGCTCTGAGTCGCCCCAGCCCTGCGTCTGTGCGCGCTGGCGGCGTGGCAGCTTGGCACCGGCGAAGCGGGCGAAGTGCGTCCAGTGGATCTGCTGGGCGCCGGCGGAGATGGTGTAGAACTCCGGCTGCAAGTAGTTCGCGGCCAGGATGTTCGACTGGTTCATGTTCATCGCCGTCATGTCGAAGCGGTCGATCACCAGCAGGCGGTAAAGGTCGCCCTTCTTGATCTTCTCCGGTTTGAGCGGCTTGGTCAGGTCCTGGTTGGTCAGCATGAGGATGCCAGCGCCGCCGTAAAGGCGCGCCCAGCTGGTTGCCTCGCTGACCATGGCCGGCAGGTTCAACCGGTCTTCCTCGGCCCGGATCACGTCCGCATCATCGCACTTGAGGGTGCGCCACTCGCGGGTCATGTCCTCGGCCGGGTAATCAACGATCGCCCGGGCAAGCCAGCTGGTCTGGTATGCCGCATCCAACTGCTGGAAGTCGTTCAGGAACCCATATTGGAACTGGTTGTGAGAGCGCTTGGCCTTCTGGGTGCCCAGGCCGGACACGACGTTCACCAGGCCATCACTCGACGACTTGATGGATGCCTCATACTTCTGAGCGGCCCGAACAAGGGCTTTGCCCAGCTTTTTGTCTGCTGGCACTAAGCCCTTCTTGCTCATGTATTCACCAATTGGTCATAGGAGGTCGCGGATAGGTCTTCCGTTTGCTACCAGGTGCGGACATGCACCCATAACGAATGCATCAGCCAGGTTGGGGGATGCGACGCCGCGCTTTGCCAGTTCATCCTTGGTCTCGACCATATCCAGGCCGCGCTTGCTGTAGCGCTTGCGTGGCGTGGACAGCTCGAGCTTCAGTTGTTCGAGCTTGCGCAGATCACCCGTAATGCTGATCAGCTCAGATGGCTTGAACTTCTGCCCCTTCGTGACTGCATTGAACGTGTTGCGCATGCGGTCAGCCACGTCCTGCCAGGCCTGCGCCTTCAGGTTCTCGAACTTGTCCTTGTTCTTGATCTTCGGGGCGTATTCCTTTTCAGGATTGATGATTGCCCCGGCGGCATTGAACTTGTAGTAGCGCTGTACGGCCCTGGCGGCTTTCAGGGTTGAGCCTACGTGCGCACCGTTGCCGATACTGTCGTAGATCAGCCTACCGCCCTTGACGTGAGCCCAGGCGCGCATGGCTGACTCATTCAGCTCATCCTCGCCAGCCTTCCACTCGTCCAAGTCATGACAGAGCGCCCCATCAAAGATCGCGCAGGCGTTGCTGTCGTCACCACTGTCCGCCACGTCATAACCAACCGCTCGCGCACCGGACAGGCTCATCCCAAGCTTTAGGTGAGCGTTAACGCACGCCTCCACCCATGAGAACTTGATTACAGCTGCGTCGTCGTTGGTGCGCGGCTGACCCAGGTAGATGTGGTTGTACGACTCCTGGTCAGCCTCTTTCAGCCGCTCAGCCTTGGCGCGCGCGGTATCGGATAGAAACGGGTTGTCGGCGTAGTTGATGTGCTTGATGACACAGTCGTCGCCAAGCAGCTTCGGCAGTTTGGCCTGCACGAAATCCGTCATCAGGTCCGGGTTCCAGAGAATCCAGATTTCCGACCCCTCTTTACGAATCGTCGGGTCGATGACAGCCCACTGCTCCTCGGTCAGACCTTCGCCCTCCTCGATCCAGCAAATGTCGACACCCTCAGTACCCTTGATGTCGTTCAGGTTCCTGGCGATGCCGTAGAACAAGAACTCAGAGCCCGTCGTGCGGTGCTTGATCGACGATACGCCGATATCAAACTCATCCGCCCAACAGGCCTGATTGATCTTTTCCTTGATGACCGTATACACCGAGTCGGCGATACGGTTCTGAAATTGGCGAATGCAGAGAAACTTCACCGTGTAGTTGCGAGCCAGGAAGGCAGCCATGCCGCCCGCGTCTTGGGTCTTCGAGGAGAACCGCCCACCCTTCAGAAGCTTGTACGGCTTCCTGATCCGCCAAAACTCACGAAGGTTCGGGTTAAGCTGGTACATCGCCGGCGTAGAAGTCATCCAGCGACTTCCCTTTGGGGCTCATGCTGCCGTCACTGCTGGTGTGGTCGTGCTTCTGCGCCGACTCCCAGCCTTGCATCCTGGCGAGTTGCTGAATCGCGCTCAGTCGGTCGTACATCTCGATCTTCGGGCCGAACTTGGTCATGGTCACCGACTTGATGGTGGCCGCTGCCACTTCTGGGATCTCGACGCTGTCCTTCATCCGCCAGATGGTTTCGCTGACAGGGCCTTCTGGCCCGTCAATCTCGCGCTGGTCAAACTCGAGGATGTCGGTGATGGACGTCTCGGCAATCAGGCTCAAACGCTCCAGGGCGCGCTGACGGGTCATCACGGAGTCAGTGACAGCCGATTGGTTGAGTTGTTCAAGCCTCGCCCCAATCTCGCCCTTCTTGAGCAAGGAGCTGGCCTTGTTGTTGATGGTCTCGGGCTTCATGTTGGCAGCGCTATACGCTTGCCTGTAAGCCTCGCTGGCGTTACCCGTCTTCAGGTAGGTCAGGCAGAAGGCCTCCTGCTTCGGGGTCAATGCCATTGTTAATCTCACTTACTACAAAGGGTTATCTTCATGCCTCGACCAACCCAGTAGCGAACCTTGTCCCAGTCAGGATTAAGTCCGGTGATGTTGGCCGTGAACACCACGCAGTCCAGATACACACGAAGCCACCAGCGCATGGTGATCTTGCAGGTAATGGTTGTGTGGCCCATATCGTTACTCTTGCTCTACTGGCTTAGCGATCACGGAGTTGAACGTGGCGAAGATGGCCACGGAAACACCTTTGCCGTCTTCGATAATCAAGTGCTCACGCTCTACATACATGTGGTCGCCCTTTACGGTCTCGACACGAGAGCCGCCATCAATGGTTACTTCGTAAACGGTTGCCATAGTCATCCCTCAATTTACGCGCCACGATTTGGTGCTATCGAAAACGTGGCGCGGATTTTTTCTGATCCCTGCGAGATCTATTGCTCCTGGCCATCCGGCAGCGATTGAGACAGCACGCGCACAATGGCAACGCCGACGCCAAAGCCCATATTGATGGCGGCGTACATCAGCGGGTTGACCGCACCCTGGAAGACCGTCCATCCAATCGCCCCGGCATTCAGTACCGAGCCGGCCAGGGCCAGGCGCACCGACCACAGGCGGTGCCAGCTTCCGGCGCTCTCGATCAGCTTCATAGCTCATCCGCCTTGCGCTCAGACCAGCGCTTGCCGAGTTGTCGAACCTGATCAACGCCGAGAATGCCGACGAAGCCGGCGGCGAAGAATGCCCACCCGCTGCTTAAGCCGAACTTCTGCACCGTCAGGCCGACCACCATCACGATCAAAGCCCCAAGGACAGACTCGATAATCTGGCGGACAGGCTTGGTCTCTTTGCCGTCGTACTGAATCCGCAACCAGATCAGGAGGAACGTCAGGACCATGGCCAGCCCGTTGTCGCGGAGGGCATTCAAAACCATCGCCCAGAAGGAAGGGTCTTTTTCGGGCATGATTTTCAATCCGAAGTCCTCCCTTCTGGGAGTAGAGGAATAAAAAAAGGCCGTCAGGTGGCGGCCAAACGCTGGGGAGCAGCGGCGAATAGATCAGCCCCGGCGGCACTCCCAGCTCAGAGCGAAGGGTGTGGCGGGGCCGAAAACAAGAAGGCCCCGATCAATGTCGAGGCCCTGAATAGGTGCGCGTGTCTTCCCACGCTGCCAGCCAAAGACCATCACGGCGTCGACACCCAAGTGCATCGATCTCGCCGACCTGGTCTCGCGCCACCCTGGAAGCACAGTGAGGTCAGGGTGCACGGGCTGCCGGTGTTGTTCCGTACGTCGCACTGTCCGGCTATCGACGTCCAGGCCTTTCCGAGGGCTGTCCTGGCTACAGGTAAAACTACAGATTCTTTTTGTGGATGCGCCAACCCATGGCGACACCGGGGTGCAGATACTCTCCGGTGCGTGGATGGCGCGAGAAGTCGGTCTCGCCAACTTGGCGTGCGACCGCCTCCCATGCCGTTCTGGCGCGCTCCAGCAGATTGCTTTTGGCTTTCAGCTTCACGCGCACCTCCAGAAGGATGAATTCGAGGAAATAAAAAAACCCGGCGCGATGGCCGGGCTTTCTTTGATTGATGAGTAAGTTGCCGAAGGCAAAATTATCAGGATGGCGAAATCATGCCACGAGCCGCACGGGAACGCAATAGGCCCTCATGCGGCCTCGCGCATTTCGTAAATTACCGCCGCCACCGGGCTGAGTGCTCGACGGTCCAGATCCTCGCAGCAATCGAAGATCAGTTGCAGCACGCCGCCCCAATCCCGTTCCCAGTTGCATGACTCCAGGCGCACACCGTAGAACTGCCACATCCACTCCCTGAACTTCTCGGGATTGGCGAACGGGTCTTCGTTGGCCGACTGGCCGCCCTGGTGCATGTACTGGTACCGACGCATGACCCCCTTCACCACATACTCCAGCTTCTCCCGCTTGGCCGCTGTCATCCGCGGCGACTTGCTCTGCACCACCAGGAATACCACCTCCTCCGCCGCCTCGCGGATGTCGTCGCTCTGTTCAGCGGCGTACATGAAGTCGCCGAAGACGCGGATCTGCGGATGTAGCCGAGCGATTGCCGACTGGATATGCCCCGCCAGCGCCCCATGCACCGCATGATTCGCTGTAGGGCCGCGCTCGGTGTTCTGCACCACCACGCCCAATTGCACAACATCAGAGGTCTGGCCCGGGGCCGGGTTGTATTTGCAGTCATGCCACGCCTGGCGCGCTGAGTTGATCTTCATGCTGCCTCCCCCTTCTTCAGCTCTCTGGTCTTTGCCCGGTACTCGGCGGTCATCGCCTTCAATTCTTCGGTGGTGTACTTCTTGGCCTCATGAGGGCCTTCCAGCCACTCGACAGCCTCGATACCAATCTTCTCGATCAGGCCGGGCCGATACCCCAGCAGGTTTCCGGACTTGCCCATGTTGCAATTGCGATTGCATTGAAGATTCACGTTCAGGGGCTCAAAGCGAAGTTCTGGGCAGGCAGCGGTTGTTCGATAGTGACCGGCGCAGTACTGAACATCAGCAGTGGTTCCGCAACTGATGCAGGGCTGACCGATGTCACGCTGGCGTATCCAGGCATTGAATGCGTGCTGCGTATCCTTGAGGTGGTCTGCGCGACTTTTCAGGGCCTCCTTACGCTCCCTGATGTCACGTCTCCCGACATCAGCTAGGGCCTTGCGCGCGCTTTCCTGGCCCTTCTCCGACTTCCCGTGAGCGATGGCGCACTCGATCTCGCCGCACACCGCCTGCGAGCTTCTGGAGGGCGTGAACATCACCCGGCACTCGGGGCAGCGTTTACGCCGAGGGCCGCCGGACTTGAGCGGGGTCTTGCGTTGTAGTGGAGTGCGCTTCATGCCGCCGCCTCCCATTGCTCTGGCATCTGGCCCTTGGGCTCGCTCCAGATCACGCCCTTGTCAGCGCCGAATGCATACATGCACTCGATCACGTCGCCCAGCTCGGCCACGGTCATGCGCTTGGTGCTTTCGCCCAGCATGACCACGCCGCCGTTTATGCCCTGGGCCATGCGGATCTCTTGGCGTGCCGCAGCAGTCATCAGCGCCTTCCAGTCCTCGCTGTCGAGCTTCTGCATGACGCCATTGACCGGCCACTCAACCTGGCGGGAGATGTCGCCCAACATTGCCCACAGCTTGGCGTTCTGCTCCAGGGTGCGGCGGGACTTCACCGGGCGGACGATGATC